AACGAAACAAGAGCGGTCCGCTGCAGATGGCTTGCAGTAGAGGGCAGCGCACGCGTCAACGTGGGGGCGCGCTATCCTGGGGTCGCAATTGCCGCGTCGAATGCGCCTCTGCCAGGCTAATGCCGGGTTGATGTCTAGATGGATGCTCATGTCGGTCGGATAGGGTAGTGGGAACAGGCCCTCAACGATGAGGACGTCAACGGGATAGGACATGTCGTGGGACGGGGCGGGACACCGGGTTACTTTGATGAGCGTGGTCAGATCTTTAAGAGACTCCCAGTCGATGGAGGATGGCTGGTCGTACATGTGGGGCCTCAAGCCTTTGCGGTAAAGGCTGTCGAGATGGATGGTGGTGGTGGGCCAGCCAGTGGCGTTGAATATTTGAGTCAGTCGAGAGGCCAAGGTGGATTTACCGGAGCCGGAGCGCCCGGTTATGGAGATGACATACACCTGTGGCAGCGGCATGGTCGATTGCCACAAAGCTGATATTGTCTTAGAGAGCTGGAATCATGTCATTGGCGGGGTGGGTTTAAACGCCGAACGCGGAATGGAGCTGGTCTGACTGGCCAGAGACAGCCCTGCCGGAGATAACGCACTCGTTCTGGCGCTTAGTAGTGTTGAACACAGACACCTTGGAAGCTAGCTTCGGTAGAAACCTGGCTTGGTTAAATGAGTCTGGGTTGAGCTGCGCCACACTCGGGCGGTACATGCAGGTTGCAGCGGTCTCGTTGAGTCTGGCTATTACGGCGTCGACATTCTTAGCGACCAGCCCTTCCGAAGTGAAGCCAAGTTCAGTCAGCTGCGGCAGAATGAACCGTATGACAGCGAGGGATGTCTCCACCAGAGATCCGGAAACGGCAGAGAAATCCAGCTGAACTTTGGCTGAAAGAACGTTGCCGTCTCCGTCGGCCCCAGTGACATCAAGTAGTGCACTTATGATGTTGTCAAAGAGGAACTGGACTTCGGTGTGATTGCCGACGTTGAGCGTGCCCTGTCCGTAAAACGAGAGGGAAGGGCAGTTGGCGATGTAGTCCCACTGGAAAGCTTGCAAACCCCAGGTGGTTTTGAATCGCATGTACGCAGCGGCGGCTCCTGTCTGCTGGGTGCGGCGTTTGCCGACGGCCCAGCCGTGGAGCCAGCCCTCGTACACGGTACCATCACCGGCAGCGGGCGGTTCGGCAGTTATTCCAACGACAGTGCCGAATGAGGACATACGGATGTTGGCGGTGTCCTCTCGAACGAAGCGCCAACCGGGAAGCATTGGGTTAACGTCAACTGGGATCTGCAACGCTTTGCTGTCTCTCGGGCGTATCATGACCCAGCCATCGGTGGAGCCAATCTTGGTCTTGGCCTCGCTAAGCGTTGTAGGAACACCAGCGTTGAGTGGATCACTGAAGTAACCGACTTGGACAGCACCGGAAGCGGTGCCTAAAGGAGCCGTGCACTGGAGATCGAGGGTCAATGCTTCGAAGGTGTAGTACTCGAAGGCGTCGAAGAATGCCTTTTGGAGGGCTGAAGTGACCGGGAGGGTGAATGCGGTGAAGCTCTCTTCTGGCTTAGGGTTGGGTAGAATCGGAACGTTGAGCCTGAAAGGGAAACGAACTATTTCCTCGCCATAAAGCGATGTTTTGGAATTGCTAAAGGTTGAGAGGGACCCGGATGGGGTTGGAACTTGGCCTAGGTTTTCGGCAGACATGTTCGGCAACGGTGACGAAGCGGAAGACGAAACGAATTACCAAAGCAGGTATATTGCGGAAAGAACTTGGTATTATGGGCAAGGTGTAGGGGTGACGTAGTAGGAGGGCGAGGGACAAGTGTCCAAGTGGTTAGGGAACACTTTAGGATCGAAAGTACAACTGTTAAGGTACTTCGGGGGGTGGGGCTTCCGCTTGAGTACGGGTTCTAGCTTGACAGAGGAGGAAGTTAGGCCCTCAGCGGCGAGGCCTTCGATAGCGAACTCCATAAATTCGCCCCCCACGCACTCTATCGGACCTTCGCCTAAAGCGGAGACACAGGCGTCGAGAAGCACGTCGGCGGTCTCAAGTGCTGTTGCTTCAAGTAAAGTCATCTCGAGATTGCCGACTTGGAGCGCCCATTCCGCCTCGGATACCGCGAGGTAGACCTTCTGATTGAAAGCGCCACCCTGCAGGGCGTCGAGAATTCCCTTCAAGGTAATTTGCTGGACACCCTGTATGATGGCTCCTACGGTGTCGATGACGTCGTGGACTATGTCAAGAGTGTCTGAAATCGCGGAAAGGAACTCATCAGCGTCCTCTAGGTGGTCTTTCATAGAGCTTCCCCAGCCGTCCTCGCTGTTGAAAATTTCGTCGGTCAAATTGGACCCAGCTTCGATGGCGTGCACTATGTTCGCTTGACCCAAGCGCATGTCATGGAGTATGAGCTTGGCAGTCTCTTCCAGCTCCCCGAGCTCCATTGTGATGTTAAAATCGTCGCCAGAGATGTTGACTGAAATCGCATCGAGATCTTTGACCTCGCCAAGAATGGCTTCGACCGAAATGTATAGCTGATCAAGCCGGAAGATGCTCCCGCCAAGCTGGGCCTCGACGATGTGCAGGCCGTCACCCACGGTCCGGTTCATGTCAGAGATTGCAATTATAATGCCGTCGAGGCGTTGGATGGTGTATGCCGTTTGTATGATCGACGTGGCTATGAAGCCGAACACAAGGATGACTTGCGTAACACGCATTGATTGTAGGAGCTCGTACTGTTGCACGTCATGCAAGGCGACGGCTTGAATGCCGTGGAAATTGGATAGATGAGACATGGCGCTACTGATCATTAAATGAAAGATGTATTGTATAAATCTGTACCTAGCCCAGGGTCCAGGATCTTCTTGTAGAGAAAACCGGTGGTGTGATTGGTGCTTCTACTAAAGAAGCTACGGCTGAACCCACCCTGCGCGTACCAGACGAGGAACGACCACAGAATCTCACACTCGGAGACAGAGAGATTGTAGTGGAAGGCGTTGACGCGCACCATGTGGTAAGCCTCGTCGTTGTTGCGGATCAAGTGTAACCAGTCGGCGACTGCGGTTGCGTACTCGTCCGCCTGCTGTTTATTCGTATATATGCGGCAGGCGGCTTTGTTGGCAAGACGCGGTAGATCGATTGTGAGCGTATCACCGACGAGGTATCCCACAAACGTGCCAGTCACGCCCTCTTCAACTTTCAACTCTTTCAGGGTGTGGATCTTCGTAACTTGCTGGGACCGGATGAAGCCGTCATCGCCTTTGAAGCCTGCCACGAAAGGTGTGGCCACGTTATAGGCGCTACCGACTCTGGCCATGTTGTCGATGGTGTTATTCAGGTAAGTCATGGCGGTCCCGCTCTGGAATGCGTCTAGGGTCCAGAGAGAGTAGTCGAGCCCACGAGCAGCCCAAGCTCGTAAAGTGCTGAAAAGTATATCGATCACGTGCTCAGGTGTGCCGATGATGCGGAACAGGCGTTTGACGAGCTCGTGGACAGCGGCGGTTTTTGTGGTGTCTTGCTCGCTGATATCTGTGCATACGGTCTGATACCTTCCGGCGGGAAGCGACTTGATGTCGGCATCAAGTCGCTTCTTGAAATCTTCTGTGCTCGTGCCATTTGGGAGATGGACCCCCGGCCGACGGCACCTAATGATTTCGAGTTCAAGGCAACGGACATAAGCCATGCAAATATGGTTGATCGTCTTCGGTGAGGCTGATATAGGTTGTCCGCCCTTGAATTTGTATCTGCCAGAATCGGTGAAGCTGCCTTGTAACCATGTCTCAGTTTTAAGCCCTGCCTTGTCCTGCTGCTTATTAAAGCAGGATATGGTGCTGGTCGCAAAAGCGGTCGAGCCGTACAAGCCTTCCTCTTGTCGGGATGGATTCTTCTTAGCGACTATGTTTTGACACGCTTCGGCTTCTGCGACCGCCAGCATTTCGGGGGTGATCTGGGCTAACCGGCGGATCTTGATGAACTTGTCTAAGCCGGCAGTTAAACGTTGCACTTCAGGCTCGAACCGGTCGAGTGGCAACTTGCTGCTTGCTGTCGCATAGCGGCTGATGGCGGCCTGAAGCGAATGGTCTAAACTGTTGGTCTGCGCGCGCGATCGGCAACGCGCAACGCTGATCACTCTCTTGTCTTTGCCAGCGAAAGGTTCCAAAACTGGTCTGTGGCGCATTTTAATCTTGAGACTCTTTCCGCACAGATCCCCAAGGTTGGAGTAGCCAGTTTCCCTCCGGAATTCGTATAGGTCGGAGCTTGTCGGGGCCACCTTTTGCAACACTTCATCGACTGCGGTCATGCTGACAGCTTTCAGGGGTGGTATTAGAATATCCACGGGGGTTGGATCAATCGTCAAATCTTCGCTTGTTTGCATGCCGGGTATGAAGCCTTCGCCTGCAAGATGGATGGAACCGTGCACTTGCATGTTGATCTGGGCTTCTTCAGGGATACTGTAGATCTTCCCACCAGCCTCGTCCCTTGGGTCTGGTCTTGACGAGAAGGACCCTGTGTCAAAATCGACGTCCTTGACGGCAACGTGGCCATACAGGCCATTGTTGCTGCGGGAGCCGATCCGCCATGGCAAGTCAGTTCTCCTGCCGGATGTGGTGTAACCGGTACAGCCACAGCGATCGGTACAAGGAGCCTTGCGCTCACAGGGCTGTCTTGGTCTGCAGGGGCAGATGTGGATTGGGCGGATGTCGGCTGCCGCGCGAGCTGCCGGGGCGGCCATGAAGATCCAAAGCCTCTGGGTGTGCCGCGTTACCGCCACGTACAGCTGCTGAGGTAGCGTGTGGATAGTAGTGGCACAGCTGGGCCCGATATATAACCCGACAGCGCGTGCACGGTAACCTTGCTGGGAGTTAACGGTCGGGAACCCAGTGATCTGCTCAGCCTTCTTCGAGAAGCATATTATACGACTGTCAAGGCTGTACAACGGCTCTTTCAGGAACATCTGCTTCATTTGGCCGCCTGTGCGACCTGACTGCTGGACGAACTTGACGGTGCTGCACCTGAAATTCGTGGTTTTGTAGCCAGATTTCGCTGGCCACCGTTGATGAATCCAAGCCATGACGTCTAGGGGCACGGCTCTACTGATGGTGATGCGGGGAAGTTCAGAAGAGCAAGCAGCGGCGAGGGGGGTCATGCGGCTGGCAACATTCCCGACGTAATCGCTGTTGTTGAAAGCTGTCTGCTCGCTGTCGCCGACCAGCAATGCGCGTTTGCAATGAGTAAGGATGTAGCAGAGCTCGATGATCCCCATTTTGTAGCTCTCGTCAATGATGACGGCTTTGCCCTTGATGTGCGGGATAGCAGATGTAGTGGTCTTGGAGGGTATACAGTCCTCAGTGTACTCATCCTTAAGGGCTGAGGTGGGGCACACAACTAAATCCCAGCCGCCTTTAGCGAAGATACGCTTCATCAGGTGCGTTTTCCCGCATCCT